GTTCGGGATGTACAAGCGCATCGCCGAGATGAGCCAGATCGGCGATGCGGCCGATGCCCGGCGCTACTGCAAGCTGCACTTCGGCGTGCAGATCCTGCTCAATGAGGACTCAGGATTCCAGGCAGCTTGGTATCGGGTGATGCGCCATCTGCCCTACGAGGAGAAGCTGGCCATGATGGGCGAGTGCAAGCTGTTCGGCCCTGATGGCTTTCCGGTGACCAGCCTGTTCAATCGCGCCCAGGGCATTCAGTACACCGACCGCATCGCGGCGTTCTTCACTGGCCAAGGCGTGGTGTTCACCGATCTGCTGAGCCAGGAGGCTGCATGAGCCATCAATTCAAGGCGGGCGATTTGGCGCTCACGCTAGTTTCAAAATACGGCATGCCCACGATGTCTGCCGTTTCGTTGGTTATCTTCATCCCAGACGGAAGTGGTGCCATCGAACCTGACGGCGCCCCGTGGGCCGCCCCGCATGAAGGGTGGGTTGTCGAGCGAGAGGGTGAGGACGGCTACGGGTTTTTCAAGCCGTCGCAACTGATGCCGTTGCGCGGCGACTTCACCCAAGAGCAGCAGAGAGCCAAGGAGGCCGTGCCATGCACATAGCACCAAAGCCACCCCGGCCGAAAAAGTGCAAGAACCCTACGTGCGGCATCAGCTTTCCGCCGCAGCGCCTCGGGCAAGCCGTGTGCAGCCCCAAGTGTGGCCTGGCCATCAAGCACGTGAACGAAGAAAAAGCGCGCAAATCGTTGGCCGATATTGGCCGCAAGGAGATCCGCGCAGCTAAAGAGCGGATCAAGCCGAAAGGGCAATACATGAAAGAGGCTCAGACCGCTTTCAACGCCTGGATCCGGGAGCGTGACGCGTCGCTGCCGTGCATCAGCTGCAACCGGCACCACCAGGGCAAGTACGACGCCGGGCACTACCGGACGGTAGGGAGCAACCCGGCGCTGCGCTTCGAGCCGCTGAACTGCCACCGGCAATGTTCGCCCTGTAACACGCACAAGTCCGGCGACATCGTGAATTACCGCATCGAGCTGGTGAAGCGCATCGGCGCCGACAAGGTGGATTGGCTCGAAGGACCGCACGACCCGAAGCGCTACAGCATTGAAGACCTGAAAACCATCAAGGCCGATTACCTGGCGAAGACCAAAGAACTGAAGAGGGAAGCAGCATGAAGCTGATCAACGCAAGGCAGGTATGGACTGAGTCGCAGCACGAATCGAACGCATCGATCAGCGCGGTGGCAATCGACAAGGCTGAATCGGCACCCGTGAAGGCTGGCAACCGCATGCGCCGACACGAAGCCGTGTTTGCCGCCTTGGGCGACGACAAGGAAGAGCGCATCCAGATCGTTCGACAGAAGATCAGCATCAGCGAGACGCGTCGCACGCCGATTGGTCGGTCTACCGCCCGCGCCGCGCACCTGGCTACGATCGGCAAAGTCCTGCGCGCCATCGACACTTTGCCGTTTCAGGTTCAGCAGTTCGGCCATTACCTATATCACCCGGCAATGACCATGCGCCACGTTATGAATGCTGTGCTGCTGATCACAGCTCATGCCAAGTTGCCAGACCTCACTTCGGCCAAGCGCGTGAAGGCGCAGTACTTGGTGACCCTGGCCCTGCAATCGTACAAGGGGGAGGTGGTCGGAGCGGCAGAGTGGGGGCCAGCCCGGGTCGCCGCCGAGATGAAGACCTTCTTCGGCGTCACGATTGATCCGAAGAACTGGACGCGTGACTGGCTCGACCTGTGGGAATCCCTGAAAGAAGTCATAAAGGAAGTGGATATTCAGGCACAACAGCCGGTATGGCAGGTGATCCACGCGGAAAAAGAAGAAGAGGCGGCATAAACATATTGACATGACGGGGAGTTGCGCGTACTTTTCCCATAGTGCGCAATTCACGCAACACGCACACGAATATCTGAACCCGGCCATCGAGCCGGGTTTTTTATTTTGTCGTGATGTGTATTGCTTTGCAGTGAGGAATGTTGCTGATACCGTAGTGGCCAATTGAAATCACTGCTGTAGAGGGAGTTTATGCATTCGATTTTTTCAAAGAGTTTCGGCGGTCTCACAAGGGCGTATTACGTTCGTCAATTTTTGTTCGGGTCGCTTTTCACGATTCTCATCTGCTTTATGTTGGCTCACACCCATTCCGGTCTTTGGGCGAAGCCCGAAATGTTGATATTGTCGGTCGTCTGTTCGGTGCTTTATCCGTATTCTCGTTTCGTTTATGAAAGCGTCATCGGCTATATCGTGGGAGACAATGTCTTCTACGGGAACGCTGGAACGATGCTGATATTTAAGTTTTTCACGATGTTTTTATGCTGGTGGTTTTCAATTTTCGTAGCACCCGTAGGCCTCGCCTACCTTTACTGGCGAAACAGCCGACAGATATCCCAGTAAGTACACTCGATCAATAGAGCCCAGCCATCGCGCTGGGCTTTTTCGTTTTCGGCTCCACCACACCCATCGCTCTGAGTTGGGAGTGCTGCTGGAGCCGTGCCTATCAATCTCCCCGCGAGGGAGGACACCGGATGCCTGCCATGCCAGACAGACCTGAGAGCTGGGCCAAGTTCTGGGAGGCAATGAGCAATCCACTCCTACAGGGCGCAATTATGGCGATCCTCATCTCCCTCTTGCGCGTGCTGTACGACGCCAAAGAAACCAGCAAGCGCCGAATCATCTTCGAGGCGCTGATCTGCGGAGGCCTGAGCCTGTCAGCCAGTAGCGTTATCGCCTGGATGGAGTGGCCGTCGAATCTTTCGGTCGCGGCCGGTGGAGCTATTGGCTTCCTTGGCGTTACAGCCATCCGCGAAATGGTGACCCGCTTCCTGGGTCGCAAGGTGGATTCGCTATGAAGGCGTTCGCTGCTGCAGCAATCATCGCGCTCGTTGCCTGCCTGCTGCTGGGCATCCAGCACTACCAGGTCATTGCCCTTGAGGGGCAGGTGACGATCGAGGCCAAGGGCAAGCAGGACGCCATCGCGGCCAACACCGAGAGCCAGGCGACGATCACCACCCTGCGTGACGAAGCCAAGCGCAACGCTGACTACACCGCCGACCTGGCCGCACGAATCAAGGCCAGCGAAAAGAAAGCCAACAAGGCGAGGAAAGACTTTGAAGAACTCAAGCGCAACAGCAAGCCTGTTCGTGATTGGGCTGCTCAGCCTTTGCCTGACGGCCTGCGCGAGAAGCCCGTCGCTGGTAACAAAGACAACGGCAGTAAGAGTCGAGCCCCCTGAACTGATCCCGTGCGAACGCGTTGATGCCGATCAGGCTGACCTGCGCGACAACGGTGATGTGTGGGACCTCAAAGACCAGGCAGTCAAGTTGCTGGACACGTGCGCCGACCAGGTGGACGCCCAGATCAAACGAAGTCAGAGCAAGTAGTCCGCGACACGTTTCGCAGATCATCAAATTGTGTCGCGACATCGGAGAAGGACATGCCCAACGTAACTCGCCTGCATCACGCATTGCCACTAAGTCCCGCGATCGTGAAGGCGATCAACGAAATGGACGAGAGCCTGCGCAAAGCGATCGACAATGCCAAGGCTGCCGGAATGCCGCAGGGTTTAATCGTCGCGCTGCTTCATGGTCAGGCGCACAGCGAGACAGCCAGTATGGTGGCACGCTAACATCTTCTAATATCAGATTAGGAGAGGGTGCTATGCAGGAAGATCCAAGAGTGACGGCGCTTGATGATCACTACTACAAGGGAAATTTAACCTTCGACCAGTTCGTCTTAGGTGCAACCCTTGCTGCTTCTGCATATCTGGCTCAAACATTGAAGTATGGAATGCTCGGATGGAATGAATCCACTCTGCTGCTTATCCCACTCATCGTGCTTGGTGTGGCGGCATGGCTTGGATTCAAAAGGCTGGAGTGCACGATTCACTTGTTGAAGGTGAATGCTCGATACCTGGAGCTATGTCTTGCCAACCCTGGTCGCGACTTTTCGAAGGGGCTTGAGGTTACGAAGGGGTGGGGGCAAAAGACCGGATTTTTTTACCGCTGGCGTAATAGGGCGATCTTTTCGGGTCTTGTTTCTCATGTTGGCGTGAAGCTGATCTCAACGTATCCAATCTTTTAACTCGAGACTCAAGTCATGGACAGACCAAGGCCTCTTGAGTCACTGCTTGTACTGTCCGACCTCTCCGATTTTGGCATCCGCCTTACTCCAGCCCCTGAGGTGTGGGAGTGGCTGAGTGCTGAGATCCTTGCCGATACCGGCAGCATTCACAACGAGGACCATGCCCATCTACTGGATGCAGACATCCGGGTTATGTGGGCATCGTCTGCATTCAGCAAGAACGGACGCACAGTGGTGGGCCAGGCCGAACAGGTGGCGTTCCGAGCCGGTGGCTGGCAGAAAGCCCGTATGGAACAGCAGATGTTCGATTGGTTCGGCTGCGTGCCGGCCTACATCATCACCCTGGCTGCCGATTACTGCGCCCAGTGTTCCGATGCTGACTTCTGCGCTCTGGTTGAGCACGAGCTCTACCACATTGCCCACGCCAACGATAAATACGGTCAGCCTGCCTTCACGAAGGACGGGGCGCCGAAGCTTGAGATGCGCGGACACGATGTCGAAGAGTTCGTCGGAGTGGTCCGCCGTTACGGTGCGAGCCCTGACGTTCAAGCGTTGGTGGATGCTGCAAACAGTCCTGCTGAGGTGGGGAAATTGAACATATCGAGGGCCTGCGGAACCTGTCTGCTCAAGTCGGCCTGATTCTTTGACAGGCATTAGACGGAATCCCACATATGGCAACCCTGAACAATGAGGTGAAAGGCTTCATCGTTCAGGCGTTGGCGTGCTTTGACACACCGTCGCAGGTGGCAGAAGCCGTCAAGCAGGAATTTGGCGTCGAGTTATCCCGGCAGCTCTGTGAATCGCACGACCCGACCAAGCGTGCGGGCGTCAATCTGGCGAAGAAGTGGGTGACGCTGTTTCAC